CAAGGTCATAACGTAGTCTTACAGGTCGTCAATCCCCATGAGATTGATTGAGGTCGATGAACCAGACCTATGGGAACCATCGTTAAGTGATCAGGTTACTAAGATCAGACCAACGATTCCTCAGTATGATTACATTTACAGTCAGGCTCAGTTCCCAGCGTTTGTGGCTGGGTTTGGTGCTGGCAAGACTGAAGCGGCAATCCTACGTTGTATCTTTGGGCTGTTAGAAAATCCAACGTGCAATCGTGGATTCTACGAGCCTACCTATGATCTAATCAGAATGATCGCGTGGCCTCGGTTTGAACAGATTCTGACTGAGTTGAATTTACCGTATCGGCTGACCAAAAGCCCAACCAATCAGATTCATGTAGAAGGATGCGGCCACATTTTCTTTCGGTCGATGGATAACAGCACTAGGATTATTGGTTACGAACACGCTGACGCAGACATCGATGAGCTTGATACGCTTAAGAAAGACGATGCGGCATACGTTTGGCGGCAAATATTATCCAGAAATCGTCAGCACAAACCCAATGGCGGCTTAAATACCATTGGTGTGACGACAACACCTGAAGGGTTCCGGTTCGTCTACGAGACTTGGAAGCGTGACCCAAAGGCGGGCTACGAGATTATCCAAGCTCCGACAGCCAGCAATCCGCACTTACCCGCAGGATATATCGATTCGTTGCGCGATGCGTATCCTGATAACTTGTTAGACGCATATTTAGAGGGTAAATTCGTCAACCTTATCAGTGGAACGGTATATAACTCTTATGATCGGACGAGTCATGCGTCGAGCGAGAAGATTCGCAAAGATGAGCCGTTGTTTATCGGGTGTGACTTCAACGTCACCAAGCAAGCCGCATCCGTCTACGTGCAACGAGAAGGCGGTCGAGTCTGGCACTGCGTCGAAGAACTCATCAATATGTACGACACGCCGGAAATGATTGATTTGATCAAGTCGAAGTATGCAAGTCATGAAATATTTGTCTATCCTGACGCAAGTGGTAGCGCAAGAAAAACGGTTAATGCATCGATGTCAGACATCGCATTGCTACAGCAAGCGGGCTTCACTGTCAGAGCGAGGAAGTCGAACCCGCCAGTAAGGGATCGGATCATGGCAACCAATGCCGCATTTGAGGCTGGTCGTATCCGAATCAACGCAAACGCTTGTCCTACGGTGGCATCGTGCTTAGAACAACAGGTGTATCGAAACGGTGAGCCAGACAAAACCAGCGGTGTTGACCATCAAAATGATGCGACGACTTACCCAATCGCCTATGAAATGCCTATACTACGTCCTGTTGCCAACGTCGATTTCAATTTCGCTTTATGAGGCGTACAATAAAATGACCATTGAACGAGATTTTCAATCATGCCAGTGACGCAACAGCACCCCGATTATCAAAAATACTTACCTGTCTGGACTCAGACGAGAGATGCTGTCAAAGGATCACGCGCAGTCAAAGAGAAGAAATACGAGTACTTGCCTGTCCCTGACAATCAATCGGGCGATGAGCGCAAAGGCACACAAACTCAAAGATACAAGCAATACCTCAAACGTGCGCTATTCACCAACTTCACTGGCAGGACAAAAAACGCTCTTGTCGGTGCGGCATTTCGTAAAGATCCTGTTTGCGAGTTACCTGATGGGCTTGATTATCTGAAGATGGATGCGACAGGCGATGGTTTGAGTCTGAGCCAGTTGAGCAAAGACGAGTTGAGCAATCTACTTGAGACAGGTCGTACAGCGTTTCTGGTTGACTATCCGCAAGCACCAGATGGATTGACGATAGAGCAAACGGAGATGCTACAACTAAAAGCGGCAATCATTCCGTACACTGCCGAACAGGTCGTGAATTGGAAGACCCAAAGCATCAACGGTCGCAAGATGCTCGTGATGTGCGTGTTGTCTGAGTCTTATCTGAAGGAGTTAGACGAGTTCACGTCTGAAGTCGAAACGCAATATCGGGTTTTACGACTGACGGAAGAGGGATATAGCCAGCAGTTATATCGAGATGACGTACCTGTCACCGATGAGATCTTCCCTCGGAAGGCTGACGGATCGACTTGGGACATGATTCCGCTTGCATTTGTCGGAGCGCAAAACAACGATGTGACAGTTGATGAGGCTCCTTTATCGGATATTGCTGATGTAAATATCGCCCACTACCGAAACTCAGCAGATTATGAGGAGTCCTGTTTCCTGACAGGCCAACCCTCGCTGTTCATTACGCATAGCTTGTCACCAGAGCAATTCAAATCGTTCAATCCACAAGGCATCAAGTTAGGCTCTAGGGCTGGTCATGTACTTGGTGAAACTGGGTCGGCTACGCTGTTACAGGCTGATCCAAACAACATGGTCATGGATGCAATGCGCTCGAAAGAATCTGCGATGGTTATGATTGGGGCGAGGATCATCACTGACAGAGCAGGAAATGAGACAGCAGAAGGTGCGAGGATTCGGTTTGCCAGCGAAAACTCTGTGCTTGGTGATCTGGTCAACAATCTGAGTAAAGGTGTGAGACAAGCGATTGATTGGGTTGGTGAGTTCATGGGCGTTGATACTAGTGAAGTTGTCTTCCAAATCAACAACGAGTTCTACGACAAGTCTGTCGATCCTCAGTTGATCATGTCGATGGTGACCCTATTGGATCGGTCAATTGTTGCAGAGCAAGACATATTCGACAGATTGAAAGCGGCTGGCGTAATCGCACCAGAAAGAACGCTAGAAGAGGTGCAAGATGAGCGAGGTGTTTCAGCACCTATGGCACTAGAGGTTGTCAATGGTTAGGAAGGTCACTACAAAGTCAGGTCGCAAGATTCCAGCCAAGTATCTCGCAGGGTTGACAGGTGAGGTTAGACGCAAACGACTTGCTCAGTTGGAGAGAATGCAGAAAGAAGGTCGATTACTAGGCGAGTTGGCTGGCGACAAGGACTCAAAAGGTAAGCGCAAGAAGACACCAGAATCACCATACACAAAAGCATTTCGGAGGCGTTTCAATGTCGGTAAAAATAAATGAACGCACAAAGAAGGCTCTTCAGAATAAAGCGAAGAAAGCGAATGCACCGTACTCGGCACTCAAGCAGATTTATGACAAGGGAGTTGGAGCCGCAGTCGGATCAGGACGCAGACCTGGAGTCTCAGTTAGCCAATGGGCAATGGCACGAGTCAACTCAGTCCTGACAGGTGGTAAGGCTCGATCAGTCGATTCTAAGCAATGGGAAGCGATTCAAAAGTTCCGCAAAGCAAAGAAGGCGAAGAAGTGATGCCAAAGCCTAGAGGTAACAAATCATATTCCGCAAAGCAAAAGCGATTGGCTAGGGTTGCACCGCCACGGGACAAGATTACAGCGGCAGACTTACGCAAGGTCAGAAAAAGGAGAAAGTAATGGTTGCAGGAGTGAAGCACTATTTTCGGGACGGTAAGCCGTTTACAGGCAAGACTCATAAGGATGCATCAGGTCGGCTAATGTCAGGAGCTAGGCATACAAGCACAAGTAAATATCTTTTCCACATGAGCGAGCTATCAGCAACCGCCAAGAAACGAGCAAAAAGGTAATGGCGAAAGATCCTAGACTTGAAAGATTCAATCTTGAAGGCTTTAACAAGCCTAAGAGAACACCCCGACATCCAGAGAAGTCCCATGTCGTGCTTGCAAAAGAAGGCGACAAGGTAAAACTGATTCGATTCGGTCAGCAAGGTGCAAAGACTTCTGGCGCGCCCAAGGCCGGAGAATCAGAAGCCATGAAAGCAAAACGCAAGGCATTTAAGGCCAGACACGCCAAAAACATAGCAAAGGGTAAGATGTCAGCCGCATTCTGGGCAGACAAAGTGAAATGGAGCTAATGTGTCCGACGATCTGTTCGACACGCTTACTCGACATCAAATATTCATCCAACGTCTTGCTGGTGGTCAAGTTAATAAAGCAGGAATTGAGCTAGAAAAATTAATCGCTGAAGTTGAACGCAAGTTAGAAGGCGATTTGACTGAGTTCCAGCAGTTCCGCTACCAACGAATCCTCAATGATCTCAAACTTTATGCCGCTGAGGTGTACCAAGAGATTGGAGTCTCAACAGAAGATTTTGCAAACGAATTTATTCAATACGAGTCAGAGTTCAGTACAGCGGCGTTTTCGCAAGCTACTGGAGTCGATTTCGATCTCCCTAACCCTGTACAACTCCGATCTGCATACCTCACTGATGTCATGGCTTTACAGCCCGGTCGATCTGCTAAATCTTTTGGTCAGTTGATCAGTGCCTTTGGTCAGCAAGCGCAAGGCCAATTCTTGCAAGTCTTGCGCGATGGGTTTGCACTAGGTCGCACATCTCCGCAAATCGTGAATGACATCAAAGATCATGTCAGCCTGAAGAAAGATCAGGTCAAAACGTTGATTAGGACAGGGACTAACCATCTAGCAGTGCAAGCGAGAAACGAAACACTCAAAGAAAACGCTGATATTCTTGAAGGATACCAATGGGTCGCCACTCTCGATAGCCGTACTACGTTCATTTGTATGAGTCGAGACGGTTTGATCTATCCGATATCCGATAATCCTGAGAGATCACCGAAGCCGCCAGCCCACTTTGGCTGTCGTTCTACCATTGTCCCCAAGGTCAAGAAAGAATTTGAACTTGATGTTGAGGGTCAGAGAGGTGCAGTCGGATCGTCAGGGCGTGGGGTGGTCAGCGCAAAACTCAATTATGAGCAATGGTTAAGGAAGCAGTCCAAGGAGTTTCAGATTGAGGTGCTTGGCAAAGAGCGTCAACGCTTGTTCGCTCAACAGCGTTTGCCGCTGTCACGATTCATCGACAGCGATGGTCGGACTCTGACACTGCAAGAGTTAAGAGATAGAGATATCACATTCAATCAAACCACGATCCAACAAGCAATCAGACCGACATTGCCAGACCCAGAAGCACCGACATATACTTTCAGACCGACATCAGAGATTCAATTTAAGACACCAAAAGAAGCAAGAAAACGTCTTAAGGCATATGTGGAAGAAGGCAATGCAGATCCTAGACAGTATTCAGATACGCGATACTCAGGTAAAAAGAATTGGGGTTCCGTTTCTCGATTTGATGACGATATCGCAGTCGCTACTGAGGCTTGTTTAGAAGATTTCGACAGTCTATCTCGATTGTTCAACATACCTAAACTTAGGGGGATCCAAACCAGACGAGGAACACGAGTCAACGCCTCAATGGGTGACGCAACCTTATCGATCAATCAGAAACTCATGGGTCGAAGAGTGTCCGGACTCGCTACCGATGATACAGCAGGACGTAAGTTGGCAACAAACCGATCTGCATGGAACCAAGGAGATGCAGAAAACAAACCGTGGAGTGTCGCAAGTTATCAGGAAACACGATTCGACACCTACAGATCAACGATGATTCATGAGTTTGCTCATCATGTTCACCAGACCTACAAGTTCAGCCCTACCAAATTTAATGAAAGATTAGCAACACGCGAGTGGAATAACTTCAGCCCGATAGAACAGCGCATGAATAAATTGTGGAAGAGTTCGCGCAAGGAGTTACAACAAACATCACCAAGCCAATATGGAGAAACAAAGACAGTCGAATGGTTTGCTGAAAACTTCAGTGCTTATTTTTGCGGGCAAAGGCAACGATGCAGTCCCAAATTTATTGAGTTGATAGAGGATATGATTGCAAATGCTTACAAGTGAACAACAGAGTATCATTACTGAGATTAGAGAGATTTTAGATAAATCTGATAATATCAGCAATGAAGATTTAGATGTTATTCGGGGTCTTGTGTCAAAGCTCCCAGAAGACATTCAAGCTGATTATGGTGAAATATTTACCTTGATCGGACAAGGCATAGATTTATAACGTGGCAGAGCCACAACCACGCAAACTAGAGGTGACGCATGGAAACATTGAAAGACCTTCAGATCGAAGACGCTGACAAGGAAAAACTACAGACCGAAATTGAGTCAACGATTGAGGCAAAAGTCCAAGAAAGGTTAGATCAAGAGATCGCTGGTCTCAAATCCAAAAACGATGAATTGTTAGCTGAAAAGAAAGCGATTCAAAAAGCAAAGGAGAAAGCAGATGCCCAAGCACGCGATGAAAAAGAAAGGCAAGCCCAAGAAAACGGCCAATACAAAGAACTCTATGAAAGCCAAAAAGCCGAAAATGAATCGATCAACTTACGGCTCAATGAGATGATTCAGAGCCAGCAACAACAGACCATCAAGTCTGAGGCGTTGCGGATTGCTGGTACGTTGACAAAGGACGTACAGAAGGCGAAAATCCTAGAAAAGGAGATCAGCCAGAGGCTGACCCTTGTAGATAATGAAATCCGAGTGACTGATGATAATGGTCAGTTAACGGTGTCATCTTTGGATGACCTGAGTGCTAAAATTAAGACTGAATATTCTTTCTTAGTTGATGGCATTCAAGCGCAGGGTGGTGGGGCTACCCGAAGCATTGGCGGGGCTAGTGTTGAAGTTAAGGAAATGAGCCGAAGCCAGTTCGATGAATTGTCGCAAAAAGACAGAGCTTTATTCGTTCGTGGCAAAGGTAAAATTGTAAACGAATGAAAGGAGTAGCCCAACATGGCTAACGTATTAACAGACCTCGCCGCAGATATTTATGTCGCGGCTGATGTGGTAGGACGGGAGCTAGTTGGCTTTATTCCTGCTGTCACAATCAACGCAAATGGCTCAGAGCGTGCCGCAAAAGGTGACGTAGTACGAGCCGCATTTACACGCGAATCGACTGTCGGTGATGTCACAGAATCTATGACGATCCCTCAGGGAACCGATCAGACGGTTGATAACAAAACTCTGACCATCAACAAGTCTCGCGCTGTTCAAATCCCGTTCACTGGTGAAGATGTCCTGCACTTGAACAATGGTGTTGGGTACGACACCGTATATGGTGACATGATCGCTCAAGCTATGAGAGCTTTGACGAATGAGATGGAAGTTGAGATTGCTACACAAGCAAAAAACTCGGCTTCTAGAGCATTTGGTACGGCTGGCACAA